AGCAAAGTACTCATCTTTAGAGATCCTACCAAGAATCCACGCACGTTGCAAACTATTTAACACACGAACAAAAATATATTCGTCGCACTGTTGCTTTGTCCCGTGAGCGGCTATGGAGCATTCGTAAAAAGATTTTGGTGCCGATGTACACCGCTTGGTCTTAACGTCAATAGTGACGCCTTGACTCGTGTACAGGTCGTAGTGAGGGGTTGGGGCTTGTACATAACCCAAATAGTCTCGAATTAAAATTTCACCGAGGGCCCCGGCGGGGCTTCCTGCACCCCGAGTAATGCTTCCTTGCAACCCTACAGTGCCGCCAGCGGAGAGGCGGGCTTCCTTAATCTGTTCTTCAGTTGGTGTGACTTCGATCATAATCTTTTCGGAACCTCAGTTTGTTCCGTAGATCATAGATCATCTTGTGAGCGTCCGCAAGCACTTTCTTGTCCCCTATTGTCGGGTTTAAATCACAGGCGTCCATCTGAATCTTCAAGCGGTCAAGCATCCGTTGTACGTCGACGTCTTTCACGCGGCTACCTCCACACGTTCCTCCTGTGCTTCCGGCCAACCCCAGTCACCTACCATCCCATTCGCATTGTAGTCCGTCACAGTGCCCTCAAAGAAGTTCTTGTGGCTCGCGCCATTCACAACCCAGTCGAGCCATTCTAGGGGGTTATCCTTGACCTTCCAGTTTCCCTTGAGCCCGAGCATAATAAGCCGTCGGTCAGCTAGGTATCGGATGTACTGCTTAATTTCTCCTGCACTGACGCCTTCAATTTGTCCCATCTCGTACGCATTGTCGATAACTTTGTCTTCAAGAGCGACACCGCCTCGGAACATTTCGTAGATATCTTTCTTAAATTCATCTGTAACAATTCGAGGATGCTCATTACAAAACTCCCTAAATAACTTAACCATACCTTCACAGTGCATACTTTCATCTCGTATGCTCCACTCGACAATCTCGCACATCCCGCGCATCTTTCCGTACCGCTGGTAGTTAAGCAACATGGCAAACGCACTGAAGAGGCTCATACCTTCGTTCATTACGCTACGTGCAATGGCTTTTGCAATGCCCGTGTGGCTGTGCATATCAATGTCGGACATGAACTCCACCTTGTCTGCCATCGCCTTGTACTCACGGAAAGCCGAAAACTCCGACTCAGGTAAGCCCAACGTGTCGTTAAGCAGGGCGTAGCTACGCTGATGGACAAACTCTCGGTTAGCAAAGCTCGTAAGCATTGCGCGAATCTCGTTGTTCTTTAACTTGGGGATGTAGTGCTCAAGGTAGTTCGTTCCGACTTGTACGTCAGACTGCGTAAACAGCTTGAGAATTTGTGTGATGTGGTGCTTTTCTTCAGCACTCAGCTTACCGCCTTGCCACTGTGCCACATCTTCTTGCAGTTTTGCCTCCCACTCTCCCCAGTGAACCTTCTCATGAGAAACTGCATACTCGACAGCCCACGGGTATTTAAATGGTTTGTAAACTTTTGACTCTTGTAATAAAGACATCGTAAGTCCTTCTTTTATTTGTTGGAAAAAAAGGCCCCATTACGGGGCCACAAAATGCCGGAGGATCAGTCCGGCGAGGGAGAAAACTCACATCCCAATACCTATGTTAAGACGTCTGCTTGAGGTAGTCAATCGCTTTTTTTAATATTTTGATGTCATCTTTAAATGCCCCAAGTCCCCTGTTACACGGATCACAAAGCCACCCTCTAAACTTACCTGTTTCATGGCAGTGGTCTAATACGAAAGGGCTGAATGTCGTGCGATTAATTTGGTCGGATGTCCGCTTGCATATCGGACACTGGTACCCTGCGCCGGGGTAGGGGTGTTGTTTACGTAACATATTTCTAACTTTACTCAGGTGGTTATTACAAGAGTTACACTCAGTGCGCCGGTAGTTACCCCCGTTTGCAACCTGAAAGTTTTTTTCGGGCTGTTCGACGTTGCATTTAACGCAAATTTTTGATTTTTCAAAAGTTATGTAACTTTTTTCAAGCCCAAACAGATCACCCTGCGTCATCTTCTAATTTCCGGAGCTTAATTTCAAGTTGCAACAACTTCCAGTTAAGGTCATCAGCCTTGTCAAATTTTCTCTTGACCGAAGCTTTCAGGATCTTGTGGTAAGTCCGTAGCATTTTCTGTTTGATCTTGTGCATTGTTAAATATCCTCTCCCAGTTGTTGTTGTATTTTTTCTTGTCCATTGGGCGAAGAGCAGAGCCTTTACCGGCCCTAGTCCTCGTCATATCCCTGTATCTCTTGTCCGTCTTCGTTGACATCCAAATCTCCTTCTAGCTGATCGTACATATCCATGAGCCCGCTGTAACACATGGGGCAAAGGGAAAAGGGTATGATACCGATGTACCCTTGAACGCCTCCCTCAAGCTCCATTTCAAACTCACAAGAGCAGATGCTACACGTGTTGTCAGGTTCAAGACTCATAGCGTTAGTCCCTATGTCCTATCGGCTCTACATCAGACCCGTACCTTACACGGCACCCCGTCGGTGCGTCGTCACAGCAAGGGTACGAAAAACAAGCTACGTGATCCTCGAGATCATCCTCGTCCTCGTCTTCAAATAGTTGATAGTACTCTTCCTCATCCACCATCCCTTTCACATCTTTGGACAGGGAGGTGTACAGGCTCTCTAAACCTTTGTAGAGACAAGAGTAAAACGAACTATCCACTGACTCCTCTATACCTTCTCGGCGATCATATGCCTGATTTTCCATAAGCGTGTACTTGGTGTTACACATTAGGCAATGTATATCAGAGCAGAAATCAGCCAACTTCTTCGGAGTTTTATCCTCGAGGCTATACTCAAACTCAAAAGTTATCCGTGACATGACAAGCACTCTTCCGCGTCTTGTAAAGCCACTCTTTCAACTGCGACTCCAACCTTGTCCGCCTCGATACCCGCATCTGTGCGGAGGTAATAAAGGGATTTGAGTTTAGACTTCCACGCTCGAAGGTGTACCGAGTTAACATAAGACGCCGGCGAACCAGCAGGGAAGAATAAATTGACGGATTGCGCTTGGCAAATATAGGGCTGTCGATCACCCGCGTGGTCAACGACGGCCCCTTGGTCGATTTCGTACGCAGTCTTAAAAACATCCCTCTGTTCGTCCGACAGGAACTCCAAGTGCTGAACAGACCCTTGAGCATTAACGATGCTTTTCCACGTTTCTTGGTCATTCTTTCCCAGAGCATTTAGGACCTCCTCGAGGTTTGGGTTCTTGACGAGGTGAGCACCCGCACGAGTACGATGGGTATAAGCATTAGACTTAATAGGCTCAATGCTAGCACTACACCCACAGACAATAGAACTGTTAGCATTGGGTGCCACCGCGAGCAGGTGGGCATTACGGCGTCCCGTACCAGCCATGTCAGGTGCTTCACCCTTTTCCTTGCCAAGACGTAAACTCTCCTCGACAGCTTGAGCTTTGATATCCGCAAAGATGCGTTGGTTAGCAAATTTTGCACTGATACTCTCCCACGAAATAGAGTTAGTCTGCAAGTAACCGTGCCAACCCATCGCTCCTAAGCCGATTGATCTTTCCCGTTTAGCTGAGTGAACAGCTTTTGATAACTCTGGCGGTGCATTTCGGATAAAGAATTCAAGGACGTTGTCCAAGAATCGCACAAGGTCTGCAACCATTCCTGTTCCTTTCCACTCGTCGTACTTTTCGAGGTTGACTGAGGAGAGGCAACAGACTGCCGTGCGTTCTTCAGATGTAGGGAGAGTGATCTCAGAGCAAAGGTTAGACCCTCTAACTGCGAGTCCAAGTGCTTTTTGAGTATCTGGTAACTGTCGGTTGGATTCGTCGATGAAGTGGAGATAAGGAGACCCAGTTCGGAAACGAGCTTCGAGTATTCTTTCCCACAAGTCTCTAGCTGGGATTGAATCTCGGACATCTCCGTCATTAGGGTCTCGTAATTGCCATTCTGTTCCATGTTCTACTGCCTCCATAAAAGCATCTGTAATGTTAACGGCGTTAAACAGGTTAAAACATTTCCTGTTGGTATCGCCAGTGGGTACTTTAAATTTAAGAAACTCGATGATGTCTGGGTGAGACACGTCGAGGTATGCGGCGTATGACCCCTTACGGGTACGCCCCTGCTTCCAAGCTGTCATACCGGAGTCGACAACTTTCATGAATGGAATTGGTCCGGGGGCTTTGTCGGAGATACCACGTACGTCAGACCAGTGTCCTCCGACACCCCCGCCCTTTACTGAGAGCCAAGCAACCTCAGAGTTATGGCCGATGAGAGAGTCAAGATTGTCACCAACATAAGTGAGAAAGCAAGAGATTGGCAAT